ACGTACAGGCCAGGACTCATCGTCGGGCGCAGCATGGCAATCAGGTCGATGGCTGAATGGTCAAAGCCAGTAGTCAGCACGTTGGCGTTCGTCAGCGCCTGCAACTTGCCCGACTTGAAGTCGGCCAGCATCTGCTCGCGCTCCAGCCTGGGCGTCTCGCCGGTCACGCACGCTGCCTTAATTCCACGCTCTTGCAGCGCCTCGCAAACGTTCTCGGCGTGCGCTACACCAGCACAGAAGAACAACCACGCCCTGCGGCCTTCTGCACGGCTGATGACCTCATCCACCACCGACTGATTAAGGTGGTCGGTGTTGACTGCCGCTTGCAATTCCGATTCGACATATTCGCCGCCCCGTTTGTGTACGCCATCGACACTTAATTTAGATGTGGTGACTTTGGATCGCAGAATCGACAGATAACCCTTGTGAATCAACTCTTCGATCATTACCGGCTCAATCAGGCCGTGAAACAGCGCAGGCTCGTCGGTGATCATTCCGTGGCCCATACGAAAAGGAGTTGCAGTTAGCCCTATTACGCGCAGCGCAGGATTGATGAGCTTGAGCTGGGCCAACAAGGTGCGGTAGCCGCCTTCGTCTTTGTGGTTGATGAGGTGGCACTCATCAACCAGCACCAGATCAATGTGCCCCAGCAGGCCAGCCTTGCGGCGTACTGATTGGATGCCTGCAAACGTGATTGAATCAATCTGGCGCTTGCCCATGCTGGCGCTGTAAATGCCCAGCGGCGCATCGGGCCAATGCTGGAGCATCTTTTCGCAGTTCTGCTCAATCAGTTCCTTGACGTGCGTCAACATCAAAATGCGCGTCTCCGGCCAGTTTTGCAGGGCGTCTTTGCAAAGCGCAGCCACGATGTGCGACTTGCCGCCGCCAGTTGGCAGAACGACGCAGGGGTTGCCGGTGTTGCCTGCGGCAAACCACCCGTAAAGCTCGTCGATAGTGCGGCGTTGGTAGGGGCGAAGTTCGATCATCCAACAACCCTCGCCCCATTCCCCCGCAGCCTCTCAATTTCCACATCTCCAGCGGCGCACATCGCAGGATTCGCCAGCAGTTCCTTGCTGGAATAAACGTGCGCGTCTGGATCGCCGTTTGCCACGTCCTTGCCGTCGATGACGTAGATCGCAGTCCACTGATTCGGGCCATCCTTGCGCTTCCAATGCACCATGTCTGGATGCAAAACGTGACTCTCGCAGCCGGTGACTTGCCATTCAAGCGGAATGTCATCAGCGTCATGGCGGGCGCAATGCCAAGTGCTGTCGGCCTTGGCGGTGCTGTGGGCACAGGTGCGGCAGTTGACTTCCTTTGTATGCTGCGCCTCATGGCACATCGAGTAGGCAGGGCACCATTTGCATTGGTACCACGATGGATCGGTACTCAGCGGTTCGGGCATCCTGTCGGCCAGCGCAATGCGCTGACCGCGGGCAATGTACTTGTTGGCCACCACGGCGTCATAGGCCAAACGCTCGGTGTAGATGCTGTCGTCGTCTTTGTTGACGGCAACGTACAAAGCGCGATGGATGCCTGTCCCCGCCATGTAAAGCTGCATCTGCACAAAGTGTTCTAGCTTTGACTTCTCGACGCCTTGCTTGACTACATCAGCAAACGATTTGCTTGAGTGCGTCTTAAATTCGGCAATGTGCTTGGTTTTGAGTGCGCCTGGCACGCCAGCATCAAGGATGGCGTCAATGCTGCCCGACAAGTGACTGCCAAACTCAACCCGCATCTGGGCTTCCAGCGCACGCACCTTGATGCCGATCGCCCTCAGATCATCAATGATGGTGGCTTCTTCGTTCCTGCCTCGGCGGAACATCCGCAGGACTCTGCCGGGAAACGCTGGCTTAACCGCAAAACGGAAGTTCAGCCACAGCCAGCGGTCACAGGGATGACCGACTATGCTGCACCCCATGTGCGGGCGTGGCATCTCGGTTGCTTCTTGCGCTTCGTGGTGCTTGTCAATCAGGCTAGAGATGCTATTCTCTGGTTGGGGAATTTCCATTTCCTCTTCTCTCCTTTATTCAGTTGGCCCCACCCGTTTGCGCGAGTGGGGCATTTTTTTACTTACGCGCCCAAGGTGGCGCAGCCTTGGTGGCAGGAGCACCAGCAGGCGCGTCGGGCTTTGGCTGCGGTGGCAGGCTGCCGGTGTTGGACTTCCAGCCCTTGACCTCGTTCTGTGGTCCGTAATCACCAGAACCTGGACGCACATCAACCTTGATGGTGAGGTGGCCGTTAATGAGTTCGTCGGTGTCGCTGACTGCTGCCAAGCCAAGCGCACGCATCATTTCGCCAAGCTGCTGGCGTCCGATTTCTTCGGCCTTGGCGTTTGGGTTCTTGATGTTCAGGTTGCTAAACACCACGCGACCTTGGCACGATGGGCCGGTCACGTCATAGCGCACTTTGATGTACTGGCCGTTGCCAGCCTTCGTATCCTTGACCTCTGCATCCGTAATGATGGCGGTGTACCAACCAGCGGGCAGCAAGTCATAGGATGGCGTGGATGGTTGCAGCTCTGCTGCTGAAAAGGTTTCTCCGAGTTTCATTTCTCTTCCTTGTTTTGAACGATTGAAAAGGATGGACGACCGGGTTTCGCGGTGATCGCCGGTGCCAGAAGGGCTGTGATCTTGGGGTCGGTGTTCTTCCATATCGTGATGTTGAGTTCCGGTTTCCAGCGGCACAGGGTTGAGAGGTGAGACTCCAAGCCGTTCTGCGCCGCCAGCTCCTGAATCTTGTCGGCGTCGACTTTCCTGTCGATGCGTCCCGTGATCTTGATGACGAAGCCGTCTACGTCCTTGGTGACGGTGCTGTCGAGGTCTGGCTGCAACGCAAACGACTTCACCATCTCGTCTTCCAGCAATCGACGGTTCTCAACGGCCTGGCGCTCCACCTCTTTCTCAGCCGCCCACTCAGCGGCTATCTCGCGCATGGGCCTCATGCCTGGCCACCAATCTTGCGGATGATCTCGCCAAGGTCGGGTACCTCCCATGTGCCCAACTTGCCGCTGCGATCTTTGGCAATCCAAAGCCCGTCAGAGTCGCACATCAGGGCACGCTGGCTCACGCCGTCGGCGTCTTTCTCGACGCGCAGGGCGAAAACTTCGTCAACAAGATAGGGAATTTGTTGCGCCAGTTTGTTTCCTGGCATTGATGGGGCGTAAAGAACCCTGCCAGTTTCATCTTGAGATTTTTCGCATTTTGCTGAGAAAAACACATGCTTACCTTTGAGATCACGAAAGGCTCGCATGATCTCAATGACTTGAGCCTGCATCTCTCCATAAGCTGCGCGTCCGTCTTTGTTGTTGCGCTTTTCATAAGCCAACACAACTTCAGCAATTTCACTCAAAGAATCAATCGCAACCGATTCAAAAACTTCAGCTTCTTTACTTTCTGCCACCCACATGTAAGCCTCTTTCAATGACTCCATGCTGTTGACTTCAACAAATGGTGTGTTGCTGTCGCTGATTGACAGCAAACCACCTTCAGCACTAATGATTACTGGCTTTGGGAGCGTTGGGATCAAACTGGTTTTCCCAGCGCCCGCTTGTCCGTAAACCACAATCTTGACGCCATTGGTGTGCGCGTCAGATGTTGTTCTCAAATTGATAGCCATCTTCAGCCCCTGTTGTTTGCTTGTTGAGTCCAAGTTGCCCAACGGCAGTTGCTTGGCTCGTAGCCTTTGGAATTTTGAATTCGGTCAAGCGTCAAACTTTCTGGCGCTTCCCCCATGTCGGCCCAGAAGTTTTCAAATGACTGCCAGCGCTCGCAAACGGTGACGCCTTTCGCTCCGTATCGAACGTAAGCCCCATTGCTTGGCGTTTGGCAGCGCCGTTTCATCTGCGCCCAAATTCCATAAGTGCGAGTCTTGTGAAGTCCGTGCGTCGTGCCGATCTGTCTTGCATGAGCAACCGCCTTCTCAACATTCCAGCACCCGCATGACACTTGCCTCCCGCTAGTCAAATTCTCTTTCAGCACAGTTTTGACTTGACCGCAAACGCAAGTGCATACAAATGCGGCTCGGTTTTTAGCCCCAACTCGCACCATCTCTTGTGCAGTCAGTCGGCCAAATGTTTGGCCTGTTATCAATTCAGTTTGTGTTGCCATGTTGGGTTTTCTCCGGTTTGGCGTTGGTTTGAAGTGCCGGTGACCGACCGGCGGCGGTAAAACTTAGGGTTGCATCACAAAGATGAAGTAGTAGGCCAACGGTGCGCCGATCAGGGCGGCGGCTAGGGTGGCTTGGGCGAGCTGGATGAGGAGGTGTTTCATGGTCAAGATACCTGCGCCATCAGCGTGGCCGCGTCTTCGATGGTCGCAGGCACGAGGGCCGCGCGTTGAGTAACCCGGTACTCAAGCCGGGTTTTGTGCGTGATGGGCGACTTGCCAGACCCCGGCCCAGCCTTTTGCCAGCCAGTCAGGTGGTGGCGCTCGACGGCCAAAAAGCCTGCGCGTTCCAACCGGGCAAGCGCAGCGCGGGCAACCCCGCTGCTGCAATTTAACCAGCAGCGCACCTGCTTGGCGTCGAGGGTGGTGCAGCCCGTGGCTCGGATTGCGTCAAGGATGCGGGCGTCAAGTGCGTCGTAGATGGTGTTCATGCTGCCACCTGCTTTGCTGCCAACGTGCGCAGGATGGCGCGGCCAAGGCGACCGTCAACGTCAACCTGCCGGATGCGCCATGTTGTTGCCACCAGCGCATAGTGCCGGGTGGATACATCAAAGGCTTCGTACTGGATGCAAATTGACCAGCGCCCGTTGTAGCAGCGCACCGAGTATTCTTTGCCGTTGTGCTTGACAAGTTCGCGCACTTCTTTGGGGGTAGCAGGCACTTCAATGTCCTCTGCAAGAAATTCTGCAAACATCTCAGCGGCGGCAAAGTTGTCAGCGGTAGCGCGGTCAGCGGCGGTGTAGTGGTCAGCAGCGGTAATGGATTGCTGGCTGCGCTGTTCTTGCTCACGTTGGGCTGCGGCTTGCTTGATGTGGCGGCGAGTGGTTGTAAGGCTGGTCATCTTGTTTCTCCTGTTTGCGCTCTTCAGAACATCTGTTCAGCGCATGAGTTGAACTGTACACAGATCGGTGCTAGGATGCAAGCACTTTCTGCAACTTTTTTTGACATCACATGAACCTCACCGAAA